CGCTGTACTGGGATGCGGAGCTTGGGTCTATGTAGGACTGTGTTTTCGCTGCTACAGGTAGTCCTTGCAGTAATGACTGCATAAATTCTATTTGTTCGTAGGGACGTTTTTGCTCTTGTTGGAACTGCAAATAGTCTGCGGTAATACCCTCTTGCTCTATAGCACGTTGGCGAGCACCTGCGGACTCCATATCCCGTAAAGCACTTAATCCGTACCTACGGTCAGCCTCTTCGGCTGCAATTCTTCGACGCTCTTCTTCATTAAACTGAGAGCGTAACGACTCTTCATATTGACGTTGACGGTCTGCTTCGAGGTTAAACTGCGATCTTCTACGCTCTTCTAGTTCACGCGCCGCTTTATCCTCGATATTAAACTGTCCTCGACGTGCTTCATCGAACTCCGCTTGACGACCTGCTTCTATATTAAACTGTCCTCGACGTGCATCTTCCGCCAGCCGCTGTTCTGCTTGTTCTTTGTTGAACTGATCTACGCCGACTTCAGCGATACGCTGGCGCATTTGCTCTTCAACATTGAATTGCTGCTGTGCGGTATCAAACGCTTGGGCATAGCCTTTACCAGTGATGTCGGCCACAAGTTGGTTTACGTTACGCATACCTTCAGACTCCATAAGAGCCTGCCTTGAACCACCAAATGCACCTGCTTTAGTTAATCTACTAGCGTCTGCAATGCGGCCTATGTCGGCTTGGCGTGTGACTTCACGTATTTGTGGAGCCAATGCAGCCTGTAGGTATGGATTCATGTACTGCTGTGCGGCTTGGGCATTAAAAGTACCCGCTTGCATACCAGACAAGTCGTAGGAGCCGGGGGTAAACCCTGCTTGATACCCCTGTCCAGCAGCATCACCGAAGCCAAACGTACCGGCAGTGATGCCTCCTGTGTAACCTAGAGGCGCATCAGTTGTCTGAAATGCGCCTACAGTTGTGCTAGGAGCAGTATCTAGCCCACCATACCCAGTATATGCTTGTTCCTGTAACCCCGACTGTCCAGCAGTGAGTGGGCCTGTGTAGGCTTCGTAAGGTTTTTCTGCAAGGGCACGGCCTTTACCCAGCATGTCGGTAACATACTCACCCGACCAACTAGCTAGAGCGCCGGAAGTACCGGCAGACTGTCCCGCAGTATCGTCTAAAGGATCATTCTCATTTGGCATAACTTAACCCGCCTTGTTAGCTAACATAGCAAGGACTTTGTCGGCATCAATGTTGTTTTGTTGTTTAGGAGTGCCGGTGCCTTTTTTACGTACTTGCGCCATAAATTGATCTAAGGCTTGTGCACCCGCATTTGAGTTGCCGTTACCTAAAAGTGCTACCAAATCTGCTGGTAACACATACTCACCGTGACTCAACCGCGCTTCTTGTACGCCATCAATGTCTCCAGCTACTTTATCGGCCTGACCATCAGAGGCACCTTCAAGGTATCCACCATCTTCTAGCACTCGCCCTCCAGCCATATATACCTGCTGTCGAGGATCTGCCATACCTACTTGAGCAGCGTCACGGTTATATCCAGTTGGAGGTGCAACGGCTGCTAACCCTGTTGCCTGCTGTTGAGCGGCTGCACGAGCTTGCTCTACGGTCATCGGTTCTTGCCCTTCAGGCTGTTTTGCGTAGAGGACATCAGACATGTATTGTCTACCAGCACTACCGGGGCGACGTTGAGTGTCATCTCTACCTGTAACAGCTTGCTGCACTGCGGTGTATTTTGGGATTTCTCCTTGGTACCCGACATCAGGTATTTGAGGGTCAAAAACACCCTGCTGATTTCCGTAATACGCGCCACCAAGCCCACCTAGCAACTTAATGTAGTCCGCAGCAGTTAGATCCCCGGAGTCCTCTCCAAGAACACCTCCAGCAACAGTTTTAAGAAAATCAAGAACGACATTAGACACTATTTATCTCCCACTATACGTAGTAACTCGTTAAGGGTGTCGGTAGGCGCTTTATTACTACTATGTATAGTGTCGAAAAGACTACCATAAGAACTTTCTATCATACCACCAGTTGCGGCTTTAACAGTTTTATTTTCCTCTGCCCCAATAGAAGCTAGATAACTACCTAGACCTTCCGCCTCTGCGAGTTCTTCTTCTTTATCAAGTTTGAATAGAGGTGCGGCTTCTTCCGTTACAATCCTAGCCGACCCTCCTGCTCCTGCTAAGTTAGCCCCTGCCAATAGTTTCAGTATTTCAGACCACGGCAAGTTACCAAATAAATCCTTAACGGGCTGTAGCCCATAATCATCTACAGCCGAACCTACTGTTTTAGCAGCTTCTATTACAGGTTGTATTACAGCATCGTCTACCGCAGCGCCTGCTTCTACAATAGGTTCAATTACCGCATCATCAAAAGCAGCACCTGCATCTACAAGAGGTTGGATTACTGCGTCGTCTATTGCCGAACCCGCTGTTTCTATGACATCTATTGTGGGCTGCAACACAGCATCATCTACGGCGGCTCCTGCTTCTACAAGAGGCTGAATTACTGCGTCGTCTACTGCTGAACCTGCGGTTGTAACTACGTCTTTGGCAGGTTGGAGCAAGGTATCGTCTATTGCTGAACCTGCGGTTGTAACTACGTCTTTGGCAGGTTGGAGCAAGGTATCGTCTATTGCTGAACCTGCGGTTGTAACTACGTCCTTGGCAGGCTGTAACAGGGTATCGTCTATTGCCGAACCTGCGGCGGAAGCAACAGTTCCTACGGCTTTAGCTCCACTTATAATCGGCTGAAACACCGTATCGTCAAACATCTCACCAACAAAGCTAATTGCATCACCAGCGCGTTTTATAAACTCAGGGGTCTTTGCATCACTAGGTGCAAGAGCGCCGCCCTCTAAGATGTATTCTCCAAAGCCGCTAGCTAAAGCATCGCCCATATCGGCACCACCTGCTAGTTCTTGCTGTGTTTTTACTAGCCCCGCCACTGCGTCGTCTTGGTTTATGTTATACCCATCAAGAAACTTCTCATCCAAGCCAACTTTATCTAATGCCGCTGTAGTGTAGGCTTTACCAAACGTATTTACTGCTGCACCAGCTACCCCACCAGTTACGGCGGCGTTTATAAATTTAGTGGTATCTACTACGGTATTGAAAGTCTTTGCTGTTTTTGTAGCCGCTTCGGCTGTTTTCAGTAGCTGTGCGTGGTCGGCGGACATTACTCCGGTAGTAGCGGCTAATTGAGCGTTTTCAGCTACTGCATCAAGTCCTTTAGCGTACTGCCCCAGACCTGCGAAAGCCGCTGATTTAAGAATGTCATTTGTATCCCCACCAGTCAGAGCAGTTACTACCCCTGAAGCAGTAGCATGAGCTAACGCTGTACCAAGAACACCGGGAGTAGCAGCACCAGCAGCGGCACCAGCAGCGGCACCAGCACCAGCGGCACCAGCACCAGCACCAGCGGCACCAGCACCAGCACCAGCAGCGCCCCCAAACAACCCAGAACCTGCCAAAGCTGCTCCGCCATACGCAGAGGCCGCTATGATTGCGGCTATTTTAATTGCGTCTTTGACGGAGGTATCTTTTACTTCTTTGGTACGTATTTCTGAAAAAGACAATGGGTCATACAAGTATGTAGAGCCATCATCTGTTTGTCGTACAGGAGTAATGCCATATTTAGCGTACAAAGACTGCATCATGGGGTCGCGTTTGTACGACTCTAACAGTGCATCTTGGTAGCTCAATCCTTCAGTGGCCTGTAAGAAAGTCACAGACTCTGCAAGAATTGGCTTAACTAAAGACTGAAACTCTGATATTTCGTCGGACGTAGCAGCAGTATGTTTGTCATAAGCGCCGCCAAAAGTCGTAATATCTAGCGTCTCTTCACTAGGTGTTATATCAAATCCATAGTGACTGCTTAGCGCCGCTGCCGTGTCTGTAACTCCAGATACTTCTGATATGGTTGAGTAAGCGTCTTTTACCGCATCAACCTCTACACCACCACGTAAGTCTTTTTGATATAACCCTTTAACGTACTCAGGCGAACCCGTTTGTGCTGCGTAATCGGCAGGATCTATTAAAAATGCTTGTTTACCTGACACATACTGCTCACCTCTAGCCTTATCGTCTGTCGTGTCTTTTTCTACGTCAGGAAATAAAGTTTGCTGTAAGTCATCTTTTAGCGTGCTAAAAGCCGTATTGTAGTAGTCATCTCTGTCATCTGGGTCTTGTGTGGTGTTAGCAGTACCAGCGTCTAGTAGTGTTTGTTTATAGTCGGCAAAACCACTTGTTACCGCGTCTGCGCCTACCTTAGTGTCTACTGGAGCTATAAGTTCAGGTACTGCTTTTCTTTTTGTAGGTGGAGCAGGCGGTAACACTACATCTGTCTTCTCAAAAGTAGGTGCAGGTGGTTCTGGTTCTTGTGTAATCGAGCTTGGCGCAACAGGTGCAGGTGAAACAGGTGCAGGTGCAGGTGAAACAGGTGCAGGTGCAGGTGAAACAGGTGCAGGTGGGGCAGGTGCAGGTGAAACAGGGGGTAACGCTTCAAATCTAGCGTCTGTCCTGCTAAAAACAGGTGCAGGTGGCTCTGGCTCACTAGCAATCAGGCTTCGCGCAATAGGTGCAGGTGCAGGTGCAGGTGCAGGTGAAACAGGTGCAGTTACCGGCTGGGGAAGAGTAATGCTAGCGCGTTTGATTGCTGCTTCTATCTCTTCTTCAGATGGCCCACCAAAGCCACCTAATGACCCTAACCCAAAACTGCCAAAATTACCTATCATTGCAACACCTAATTCGCTATCAAAACGCCTTGGAACGACGCGCCGATTTCTACATTAGTAGTGTCGGTAAACGCTCGGCATTCAACGTCTGTTTTTTCTGGTATAGCCAGAGGGAAATCAAACGGCACTCGCAGGGAATTGCTTTGCAGCGTCTGTATTAGGCGTGTTCTAAACGTGTTAGACCCAAACTCACGAGTGGCGAAGTTAGCGGTGACGTTTTTGTTAGCTAAAGATATAGCTGCGGTAAACGTAACGTCGTCTGTATAGAAGCTGAAACCTGCGGGTACAGTATATATCGCCTGCTGTGTTTGGTTATCTCCAGCCACAACCTTTGCGTATGTAGCGCCTGTAGGCACACCAGAAGACACACCACTTACTGCAACATATATGTCGCCTGCCGCTGTACCACCACTACCGGACGTAGCAACAAACACACGATTTACTCGAAGCCACCCTGACGCATCACCAATCTGCACCTGTGTCTGTCCGTTCATGTTTACGGTGACACTTTGAGCGGCGTAGTTTTCGTCTAAGCCTTCTATAGTAACAGTCTGTGCACCTGTACCTGCGCTAGTATCTGCGGTGCTAGAACTACTGATAAACGCCGTAAACGCTGCCGCAGCCCACGGATAGTCCCCACCGTGCGACCAAATACTTTCTTCTGTACCGTTTACGTCTGGGTTAAAGCCAAACTTGTATTCCGAAGAAGCCCCCGCAACTTGGCCTTTAGATACTTGTAACTGATACGGTTCTTGGACTGCCATAGCGTCTCTCAGTGCTTGGTCTAACTGGTTAAAGTATATACGCAGTACATTATTAAATTGCTCAAACGACTGCTGGTCATACCCCTGCGGTGGTGTAGGAAGCTGCGGAGCAACAAAGTCTAAATTTACTGCCACTATCGCCTACCATCTGGGCGTATGTCTATACGAGGCGCACCCAATTGCCAAGTTACACCTACATCCGTTGACTGTATTTTTATAGATAACTGTCTACCACGTACTCTGGTGTAAACCTGATCTGTAAAGGCTTCAATAGGAACTATAGCTGTTCTAGCTACTGAGGCACTACTTGACCCACCCTCAGACAGTGGTGAGTTATACCCAGATCCTGATGATTGTAGTGGAAGTAGCTCCATAACTAGACTAGGACTATCGGCTGTAGACCCATCGAAGGTAACGTCTGGCACTATACGGCGAATAAACGAAAACCTATCTCCATCTTCTATGTCAAATTGAGCAGAAGTTATGTACGCATCTATAGCTACATCAGCACCGTTTTCGTTACTGTCTACGCCCTGCTCGTGATTTACTAACTTATTAGTATATGTAGCAGCCATAGGGTACTCACGAAGCCCAGAATCAATCCACGCACTGCGAGCCATAGTGCCAAAATACCATATACCTTGCTCGTGGTTGTAAATGACATACTTGTCTATGGTTGTGGAATTAGCAGAACAGTAAAACCACCATATTTCACCGAACCCTTCGTTTGTAGCTGCAAATACCTGCTCAATCTGCTCAAAGTTAAAGTCGTTGAAGATGTAACGCTTTAAGTCACAGTTCAAAGTTTTAACTCTGCCATCATAGGTATAGAAAGAGTCTCGGCCCATCCAGTAAGAAATACCGTCTGAGTAAGCCACAGCGCGTGGAGACGCTATTGATAGATTAGTGCCTAGTAACTGTGTACCCCAAACTACCGTACCGCCAACATACTGCATGGCATACATAGCCGAGTCTGTCCACACCAATACTTCTTGGCGAGACTGTAATGCGGTAATTATCTGTGACCCGTTAGATAGCTTTATGTCTCCTGCTTGGTTAGTCGCGGAGGGTGTCCAGTTAAGTGGGTTTTCTTGGTCTGACCACCGAACCAGCATGGGGTCTTGTGTAGCTGTACCTAACGTATTAGTCCCAAAACAAAATACAAATCGGCTTATGTCAGACACAAGTATAAAGTTCTGTACAGTAGGTGCGTCGGAAGCCCCAGCAATCGTGGAGAGTTCTACTGCACGGGCAGTAAGCCCGCTACTAGCATCCCAGTAGTATACAGGCTCTCCGCGAGGCCCAAATATCAGGTCTTCGCCAAAATTAGACTGACTCCATAAACGTAAAGAGTCTGTAGATTCTATACCATTGCCCCACGTTCCTTGGTTCCAACCTCCAGCACCCCAGCCCACTAATGGCACTTCGACTTCTGGGCCTACGTTTATCTGGTATATAGCGGTTACTGACCCGCCACCTGTAGCAGCAGAACTCGCAGCCGTGCTGGATTCGATAGTATACGTATTACCTGTAAGGTAGGTTATCTGGAACTCGCCGTTAAGAGTAAGCCCGCCCACCGCAGAAGCACCGCTGAAGGTAACAAAATCACCGTTTCCGTACCCACCAGCCGCGTCAGTAACTGTAACTGTAGTAGAGCCGTCTACAGTGGTGAAAGGATTTGTAAGCGCCACACCGGATGGAGTACGCTCTGGCGTTATATCGTAGTAAGTGCCGCCCTTCTCAATGTAAAACTTGAAGTTAGTGCCAACACCTAATAGCTTTTGGTTGGACAGCGTTACCCAACCAAACAACGACCTACACACGCCAAGAAACGTGTTGAGAGAGGTAATCTGCCACCCCCCTATTTTTTCCGGCAAGCCTCCGCGAAACCGCACTTTATCGCAGTCGTACCAACCCTCTTCCGCTGCGTACCTAGTAGTCTCGCGGTTTACTCCGGGCCTAAATAACAGCTTCTTTAGCGGCATTACTGATAGTCTCCAGTGCGGATCATCTCTGTGACCTCAATAGCGCGGTTGCCTACTTGCTGACTCCAGCGCGAGTCCATAAATTCATCTGCCGCAATGTCAAACTGCTCGCGTGACATGGCCTCAAGAGCTTTCACAAAACCCCGCAGGCGCGTTAATCCTAAATTAAAACCAATGTCAATCATAGCGTCTTGTCGTGCTTGGTTTAGTGCAGGAAACCAAAAGTAAGTATCGGCTAACTCCTGCTTTACACGAGTGATGTCATTAATTAACAAAAAATCTATTTCATCATCTGACAGCCCAAGACC